AAGGAGGTGATATTAGTAAGTGCCTCCTTAAACTTTTTTCATTTAATTATAATTCACTATATTTACAACAGATTTTTTTCATAGCAATTTGACCTCTTTGATACGTGGGGACGATCAAGGAGGTTTTTGTGTACAATTAAAAACCCCTCCAACTTAATGAAAGGGTCAAAGAAAACTGTACATAATCTATGTTTATTTAGTAGTTGGGTTCATTCCCACGAGTGCAAGATATAAAATATATCTATACTAAATACAAGTTATATCAAATAAAGTAATATATTTGTTTCCAGAATGTTAGAACACCTGGCTAAAAAAGATAAACTTTGGAGGCAAACAGCCTTTAATATTTGCAAGTGTAAAGACTTAGCAGACGAACTAACTAACCTCATGTATCTACGGATATACAACTACAACGTACCAATCGACAAACTAACTGAAAACTACGTAGGGTTTGTAATATACAACCTCTTCAGGGATCACTGCAAAAGAATAAAAGATTTAAGTTTAGACTGGGTTTATGACAACGGAGGAGACGCATGGAGTACGGAAGACTACAGCACTTTAATAAACACAATAACAGTAGAAGAACCTACAGGGTTTGATGATGACGATTCAACTATACTAACTAAAGCTGGAGAACTAAAATGGTGGGAGCAGCAATTACTTTCACATTCTTACGACAAATCATTAAGACAGATTGAAAAGGAGTTTAACATAAATTATAAGTTTGTGTACAATAACACTAATAGATGCCGTAGAATCATCTTAGGTGAAGACTACAACCATATCAAACAACCAAGGCACTCAAACACCGCAACTAGGAAAGAAGATAAAAGAACCAAATCATATAAGAATGGAAAACGAACTGCATAACAAATCACTAAAAGAATTAAGAGAGATTTACCCTAACATTAAATCAACATCTAAGGCTGGGTTTATTAAACAATTAGAGTCAGCCACGCATGAGTTTAAATATAAAAAGGAAACACAAGAAGAAATAGATGCAAGGGCTGATAAATTAGACAAAGCATTTGAGGACGCTGGATATCCCACTTTAAATGAAGGCGAAACTATAGAAATGGTATTAGAATCTTCAAAACAAATACAATCACAGGGACTAGGCGACACAATAGAAAAGGTTTTAGCATCTCCAGCAATCGCACCAATCACAAAAGCAATAAAGAAAGTAATATTTAAAGACGGTGAAGACTGCGGATGTAAAGAGCGAAAGGTGTTCCTGAATCAAAAGTTCAAATACAAACTAAAACCAAGATGCCTAACAGAACAAGAGCACAAAGAATGGGGGAAGTTTGCAAAGAACCTCACGCTAAAGATAGAAGACAAACAAATAAAGTACATTTGTAAATTATACTCAGAGGTAATGCAAAGACAGTATTTCGAGCCGTGTAGAAACTGCTCACCTAAACCGCTGATATACATGATAGATAATTTAAACGTAGTTTATGATAGTTATAAATAAACATGGGGAATATATAGAAGTTGACCCAGAGTTTACAGATCTAAAAGAAACTGCTGATGGGTGCGTAGTAACATATAAAATTATACGTTATTTAAAAGATGACTAATGATAATAGAACACAACATAGATATATTAGAAGACGGTGAGATTGGTCAGCGCGTTAAGTCTGTGAGTGTAGAGAACGGTAAAATAATAGATTCTAGTTGTTACTTTGAATTTAACAAAGTTTTATTAAACTAATGGCATACAGTAAAGAACAGATAGAGAAAACGTTTACAGAAATATGTAGACAGATAGCCGAAGAGGGAAAATCTCTTAGGGCTGTGCTTCGTTCTGAAGATATGCCAGAGAGTCACACATTCTATAAGTGGGTAGATTCAAGCAAAGAAAAGTTACTACAATACACGCGCGCGATAACTAACGACAGACCAAATATAATCTTTGAGGAGATACTTGTGATTGCAGACGACCAAGAGCATGATGTTTATGAAGACGCAGACGGAAACGAACAGACTAATCACAATGTAATTAATAGGGCTAAGATTAGAATTGACGCTCGTAAATGGATGTTGGGGAAAATGAACCCTAAGAAGTACAGCGACAAAATACAAGTAGATACAACGGAATTTTCAGAGCAACCTTTATTTCCAGATGTTCCAAAGAACGACAGCAATAAATAAACTATTAGCAATGACTGCTCGTAAAAGAGTAGTTCAAGGCGGTACAAGTGCGGGTAAGACTCACGGTATCATACCCATTGAAATAGACTATTGCATCAAACACCCAAAGACACTCACAACTTTTGTAGCAGAATCTATACCAGCGGTTAAAGCGGGGTGTGTTAAGATATTCAAAGACGTAATGCAAGACACTAATCGATGGAATCACAACCGATGGCTAGGCAGTCCAATGCAATACACATTTTCAAACGGTTCAATCATAGAGTTCAAATCGTTTCCTACAATTGGGAGCGCAAAAGTAGCAGGAAAAAGAGATAGGCTATTTATGAACGAGGCTAATCACATTCCTTTTTTAATTGCTGATGCTCTAATGATTCGATCTAAAGAAACATGGATAGACTTTAATCCAGACAATGAGTTTTGGGCGCATACAGAAACACTACAAGAGCGTAACAGCGAGTTCTTACTACTTACATACGAAGATAACGAAGCGTGTCCTGAAGAGACTATTGAGGATTTAGAGATAAAGATGCGCAAAGGGTTTTACAATGTAAATAAAGACTGGAACGACAAGACGAATATCAAGAGTGAGTATTGGGCTAACTGGTGCAGGGTTTACGTAAAGGGTGAGATAGGAAGTTTAGAGGGGGTTATCTTTAACAACTGGCAATTGATTGACAACTTACCTCCAGAGGCTAGACTACTCGGTTACGGTTTGGATTTTGGTTATAGTAACGATCCGACTGCAATAATCGAGGTGTACAAATGGAATGATAAGCGGGTGCTGAATCAAATCTGTTACGAGAAAGGATTGAGTAATAAACAGATCTCCAAATTCATTACTACAAAGCATAGATGCTGGTGTGATAGTGCAGAGCCTAAATCTATACGAGAGTTACAGACGTATGGGATTAATGCTGGGGGAGTCACCAAAGGAAAGGACAGTATTAACTACGGGATTCAAATCATTCAAGACAATGAGTATCTTGTAACATCTTCATCATTAGAGTTTATTACAGAGCTTAGAAAATATGCTTGGGCAAAGGACAAGACTACGAATGAAAAGTTAAACATTCCAATTGATATGTGGAATCATGGGATTGACGGGTGGAGGTATCACGAGATGGAGGCGATAGGAAAGAACCGCAGGATAGAAATAGGATAACAATTAAATAAATATATTATGATGCAAGAAATAATACCAAGTACTGAAGTCAAGGTGGTGATAAAAGTTTATGACCATGATGTTGTGGATGCAAAATGTATGGCATATTTGGAGGGTGATGAATATAGAGGCGTTGTTGTTCAGGCAAAATCAATTCCATCTGCATTAAAAAAGTTAGCCGTTTCGTTGGAGGCTATAAATCAATATCGTCTTAATACCCAAAAATGCACGAGTAACAAATAATTAAAAATTTAGTTATAATAATAGATGAAGATAAAAGTTACAATACCAGAAGATATAAGCGACATTACACTAGGTCAGTATCAAGAGTATGAACTACTCAACGACAAACTGAAGGACGAGGGTCTTGACGGACGGGAGTACAACAAACAAAAGATATCTTTATTCTCTGGTATTCCTTACAACAGAATGAACCAAGTGAGTTATAAAGACTTTGCTAGTTTGTTATCGGACATTGATAAGGCGTTAGAACAGGATTGTAAGTTTAAGAATAGGTTCTTTATAGATGACATTGAGTTTGGTTTTATTCCGAACCTCCAGAAGATTACTAGCGGTGAGTTCTTTGATTTACAAGCGTACAGTAAAGAGGTTGATGAGGGTAAGGGAATCCCAATTGAAACGCTTAACAGTTTGATGGCGATACTATTTAGACCTGTAAAGAAAAAGGATAAGTTAGACAATTACGCTATAAAGAATTACAAAGGAACAGAGCGATACGGCGAACTAATGAAACGCACACCGATGAACATTGTAAAAGGTGCATTAGTTTTTTTTTGGAGTTTATCCAGGGAATTACAGAAAGACATTACAAGGTGTACGCTGGAGGCACAAGTGAAGGAGCAAAAGCATCAGACTTCTTTGCGGAGTGGGGTTGGTATGATACCCTCAACACATTAGCAAAGGGTAAGCCGTGGAAATATGATTGGGTTTGTAGTTGGAACGTTCACGAAATGCACACGTTTCTAGCTCACAAGATTGATAAGCAGAAGTTAAAAGCAAGTTTAAGAACAGTTAAAAATTAATATTATGGAAGTAAGAACATATAAAACACCATTAGAAGATTTAAGAAATTCAGATTTAGAACATTATGAAGAAGCGTCTACAAAAATACATCATTGGTCAAGCGGAATACCAAGGGCTATTAATTTCTATTACGATTATAAGAGTTTAAATTTTTTGGGTAAGATTATGTTTGCAATAAAAAGCTAAAGAATGAACCACTACACAGAACTTTTAAGATACGTTAGAGGGTTAGCAGATGAAGACCCTT